CGTTGCGTGATAAATATATCACTTGCCTAGAAGCGATAGCGGTGGCGGGTTCAAGCTATTCGATAGCTGGTCGTTCGTTTTCAAGAGCGAATCTCGGTGAGGTAAGAGATACGATTATGGAGCTAACCCTCGCCATTCAGCAAGCGACTGGTACTAGGGTTCGCACAACCTACGCAAACTTCGGCTCGTGAAAAAAGCCTCTCTCAATCTGATCGACAAGGCGATTGCCTTTGTAAATCCTCAAGGGGCAGTTGATAGGCTTGTTGCTCGTCAAAAGATTAAGAACTTCGAGTATGATGCCGTAAAGTATTCAAGGCAACGCAAAGGGCCGAGTTCGCTTTCTGGTGCGGAAGATTATCGCTCCAACTATGACCGAGTGGAGTTGATGAAAAGGGCGAGGGACTTGGCAGAGAATGTCGGCCTTGTTCGCTCCATCCTAATGAAGTTTGCGAGCCATACCGCCGCCAACATTTCCTACCAAGCCAGAACCGAGAACCCCGAAGTCAATACCGATGTAGAGATGTATTGGGCAGAGTGGTTTGATAAATGCGACATCTCCACAAGGCATACTGGCTCAACACTTATGCAAGTGGCGGTTATGTCTATGTTGCGAGATGGTGATTTTCTTTTTGTCCTAGTCCGTGATTCAGACGGCAACTTAAAAATACAAGGCATTGAGGGAGATAGACTTGGCGACCCATTCAAAGTCTATACTAGCTCCGAGTTAATTGGTGGAATCCATATCGATCAACGAACTGGCTCGCCCACGGCTTACGACATTTACAGCCGAAGCATTGGCGATATGTATACCTATCAAGTAACGATTCCCGCAAGCCAAGGCTTTCACTTGTTCGACCCACTTCGCATTGACCAGTACCGAGGAATCTCTGCTTTCCATACCGCAATCAATGACGCAACGGATATTCACGAAATCGTAGGATTCGAGAAGATGTCGGCCAAGGTTGCTTCTAGCCAAAGTGCAATCATAAAGCGGAACAACAACAATGCCTCTGACCTATCCTCGCTCACAAACGACCAAGACATCAACGGAAGCCCAATCAAACTAGAAGCGATTGAGTCTGGCAAAATCTCCTACCTAGAGCCGGGTGAGGACATTGTATTCCCAGATGGGCCGAGCCGTCCAAGCGGAGCATTCGCCGAGTTCCACAAGATTCTACTCCGCAACATTTGCTTGGGAGTGGGCATCCCTTACAGCTTCGCCGTAGACCCTTCCGCTATGAGTGGCCCGACTGCTCGCCTTGAGATGCAACAAGCAGGGCGAACCTTCCGCAGATACCAGAAGCTACTAGATGATAAAGTTCTTCGCCCCATTAAGAACATCGTTATTGCCGATGGAGTTGCAAGGGGATTGATCGAGAAGAATGTTGGGAGCAGAACAACTAGGGGCATTTTCAATTTCGGGGCTAATGTCTCGATTGATTTGGGGAGAGAATCTGCCTCTGCTATCTCCGAGTTTAAGACCGGCCTCCGAACCGCCGCCGACATCTACGCCGAGCGAGGCCAAGACTTTGAAAGCTCTATGAGGCAGAGGGCGATTGAGGCCAAACTAATTAAGGATTTGTCCGAGAAGTATGGCGTAGACCCAGAGACTATTTCAGATATTGTTCCACCCAAACCTACCCAGACCAAACCCGAAGCACCCTCGATTAGTCCGATTATCCCCGCAAAGGATAGCCCAGAAAGCGACGAGGACATAGGTGGAGACCAAAAACCAATTCCAGAAGACCCGGTTGATGGCGATGGTCAAGAGGTGGGACTAGATTGTGGAACTGGTGCGGGCGGATTCAAGGAAGGCAATACTTGTTCGGGCGGAGGAGGTGCGGGCGGTCAAGACTCCGAACCAAAGGAAAGATATAGGGATAGGATTGAGGGAACAGATGAAGAGGTTAGGAATGAGGAACGAAAGAGGGAGAGGAAATTAAAAAATCTTAAACAAAAAGTAGTCGAGTCTAAACAAAGAGAAGCGGATATTCGGAAGCAAATATCAGACCTAAATCAAAAAATAGCATCCAAAACAACGGATTATGACGCTAAAATAGCGGCGATTGATAAGGTTGCAGAAGAAATGATACAAGAGAGCAAGCAAAGACAAGCACAAATTCAGCAAGACCTAGACAAAAAACTTGCGGCCATTGCAGAGAAATCTAAAAAAAGACAAGAGGCTATCGTAGAGAAATACAAGAAACGAAAAGAGGAGAGAGAAGCAAAAAGATCGGTTGTATCGACAAAGAGAAGCAGTTCTCTAGAAAAGAATTTAGAAGAAGGCAATGAGATTGAGTCAGACGAGAAAATTGAGTCCGAAATCTCAAATGCAGAAAAAAACAACGATAAACTTAACTCTTTGGTTTCAGAGCTAAAAGCAATCCTAGAAGAAATAGGCAACGAAGAAGCTAAAAAAAAAGTTCTTGAAAGCCTAGACCCCGCATCTATTAAGATGCTGATTCAAGGGATGATGGGCGGGATTGAGTTAGGCAAATACGATGGGATTGATTTTACCCCACCGCAAGGGGCTAGAGATGCCGCTAAAAGAGCCTTGGATGTTAGGGAGACGAAACCATCTAGCCAACGAGGAATGACCCCAGTAGGCATCGCTAGGGCTAGGGATTTGCAAAATGGGGTGAAGATGTCTCCCGACACAGTTCGCAGAATGAAAGCCTTTTTGGATAGGCACGAAGTCGATAAGAAGGGTGCAACTTGGGACGAGCAGGGCAAGGGCTGGCAAGCATGGCACGGATGGGGAGGCGATGCTGGCCATGCTTGGGCAAGGAAAGTGGTTGGACAGATGGAGGCAAGGGACAAGAAAGAACTAGCAGAACCAGCCTCTTGCCCAATCGCAACCCAAGACATCAAAACCAACCTAGCGAATAGGCAGACAGCGGTGGACGATGCGAACTACGGCCCAGCCAATCCTAACGAACCCAACGAGGACTATTGGAAAGCCAAGGCAGACGAGTTCCAAGGCGATGTAGCAACGGCAAAGAAGATGCTTTGCGGTAATTGTGCGGCCTTCGATCAGAGGAGCAAAGTTCTAGGGTGCATTAAGAAGGGCATCGGAGAGGACGCAAACGAGGTGGCTATTGGTGGCGATCTAGGTTACTGCGAGATATTTGATTTCAAGTGTGCGGCCAAAAGGACTTGTGACGCTTGGATTGTGGGTGGGCCGATTACGGACAAGAAAGAAGAACTAGCCCGACCAGTCTCCCAAACCCCTGCTCCTCCCAAGGAACGAATCAAAGGCTCAAAGGAGAACCCCGAAGGCACGGCATCGACCAGAAGCAAAGCTGGTGACATAGAGATTTCAGCCGAGAACGAGGAGGCTTTGAAAAACAAGATTGCCGAGTTCAAGGACAAGCACCCCTCAAGGAAAGCCCCCACCCTTGGAGCATTGAAGAAAGTGTTTCGCAGGGGAGCGGGTGCGTTCTCTACCAGCTTTAGGCCAACGATTACCGGGGGAAAGCCAAACTCTAGGAACGCTTGGGCGATGGCTAGAGTGAACAAGTTTCTCAAGATGGCTGGTGGGGGCGAGGTCAAAGACTCCTACCGCAAGGCAGACGGCGATCTCCTTTGACATAATCTAGGCATTTATGCCTTTACCCCTACCCTCCGCAGACGAATCCGAGCAAGACTTTGTATCCCGCTTTATGGGTGACGAAGAAGCAATATCCAAGTTTCCAGACGAAACGCAAAGGGCGGCAGTTGCCTATTCGACCTATCGGGATGAGGAGATGGAGGAAATGGAGCTAGGCGGGGTGAGCATTTTGGAGGTGGGAGAGGCTAAAGGACACGACCTTTTCGTGGATAAAACAAGCCTAGAGACTGCCCTCAAACTTATGGGTAAGGCAAAGAATGGTGTGAAGGTGAAGATGAACCACGGAAGCGGATTAGACGCAGTAGTGGGCTTTGCCAGAAACCCCCGCATCGAAGGGGATAGGCTTGTTGCCGACCTCCGCTTGCTCCGCAACTCTCCCCACTACGGATTGATTAAAGAGATGGCATCCGAAGCCCCCGACCAGTTTGGCGTTTCATTAGCCTTTGTGAATGAGTCCGAGACCATCAACGGCAAGGATTACATTCGACCCCAGAGCATCGCCTCTGCTGATTTAGTTTCCTCCCCTGCGGCCACCAATGGCCTCTTTGAAGAAATGGTAAAGTT